AGGGACGGACTGGGATACGTTATAGGGCTTGGGTAAGGCATCCCAGCCGCCTTCCTCTAGATAGCAAGAGCTGACATCCTGCGGACAGTCGCGTGCGCCGTACCGATAGGGTCGCTTACCTCGGTAATATTGATTGCCCCGACACTCACGCCAGATGAGCGGGAGGTATCCGCGACAGTCACGGATTGGCGCAGCGGAGCGGCGGCGGGGGCGTATTGGAAACCAGGCCGCTGCCCGCCCAAGCCGCTATGTAGCTGCTTACGGAAGGCGTAGACGGCAGACTGCCCACCCATAGCGTCCACGTCCTCATCAGTCAGGACATGCTCGCCACGCGCCAGCTTGTAATAGTCCTTATCCACGCCCTTCGGACCGGACCCATAGATAGCACCACCAGCCGCACGCCCCCGGTCAGACCCATACAAGCCACCACCAGAAGGCTCGTTGCCGTCCGCTTCAACCACGCGCTTCTCGTAGTTAATCCGGTGCGTTTCCTCAATGATCTTCATGCGGACTTCGCGGCCATCCAGCCCGTCAGCCTTGCCTTTGATCCCGTCAAGAGTTGCTGATGCGTGGTCGGCGATCCACGCATCAATGTTGACGTTCTTGGGGATGCCCAACGCTTTACGCGCCATTGTGTCCGCAGCGTCACCAGTGATACCGAACTGACCCGCAGCCTTGATGAGGTCCGTGTAACTCTGCCCCAATGACGCCTGCAACTGATCCTGCGCAGCCTTCGAGCCCTGCGTTGCGAGGGCCTCTTTGGCCGACGCCTCAGCCGACGCCATCGACGCGCTCGCCAGACTGTTGAAAGCAGACTGGTTAGCACGCCCGGCCTCAGTGTTGATATCGAGTGTCGTGCCGTTCTTCTTCACCGACTCAGTCATCTTGTCGATGGCATCCTGAACAGCAATAGCAGCATCAGATGCGGACAGCGACAACAACCCGGCGTTAAACAGAGACTTTCCGAAAGCGTCAATGTCAACGATTGCACCTTGAGCACTGAGACCAACCTCCGCCAATTGCTCAGCCATCGCCTCAGTAACAGGCTTAGCCTCCCCCGTCTTTGCTGTGTACGTCTCCACCGCCACCGTAGCGCCGGCCATTGACGCGGGGACCTTGCCCATAGCGAAGTCAAGAAGATCCTGCGAGGAAAGTGTGACGCCAGCCTGATTTGCCAGTCCAAGCAGTGCATCCTTGTAGCCAGGGACCTTGTCTAGGGCTTCCTGCGCACCCTTACCGTTCTTCTTAAATTCCTCCGTAAGAAGATTGAAGGTCTTGGCCGCAGTGTCAGCCGACCCGCCCTTAACCAGCGTCCCCATCTGCTCGCCAAGGCCCTTCAACTTAGCCTCAACCTGCCCAAGGGGACTTATTCCCGCGCCGATCGCCTTGTTGAAACCGTCAAACCCCTTTGCGAAATCCTCGTATCCAGAGTGGTTGAACAGGAGACCGATAGCGTCAGACATGCCGTGGACGTTCTGTACGGTGCTTTCATTGAACGCTTTATCCCACGACTGGAAGAGGGAATCCAAGCCCTTGCTGTCCCCGGCGTTGCGTTGCACAGCAAGAATTGCCTGCCCATACTCTTCCGCAGACTTTACGTCCTTCTCCGTGAATACGGATGCTGCGGCTTGCAGCCCAATTAGCGCCACTGTAGCGCCGCCAGCGGCGCGGCCAATGCCACCAATAACCTTGGAAGCCGTGGAGCCCTTCGGCGCAATCTGGTCTAGCGAGTCCTTGAAGTCAACCCACTTCGGCAGCAGCGTTCCAACCGCGCCAGCTAGGAGCAACGCACCGCCAACCACGCCAGCGATTCCCACCGCTGCATTCAGGATCGGGGTCGGTATCTTACCGATAGCATCCACTAGATCCTCGGCGCCTTGAACAAGTCCGCGCAATGCCTGAGCCGCCCCGGACCCGCCCTTAATGAGGACTGAATCGAACGATCCACCCAACTTCTCAAGGTCACCGGCTAGGTTATTTTGCTTAAACCCGGCAGTCAGAGCCGCGTAGCCAGCTTCGTTTACTCTCCCGATCCAGTCACTGATCCCCTTGCCGCCGCTCTCGTAAAGAACATTTGCGGCACGCACGGCATCGGAACCGAAGATGACGCCCATGGCGGCGTTACGCGCCGCGGGATCAAGCTTCCTCATGGACTCTTGAAGGTTATCCGCGAACTTGGACAACCCGATAAAATGACCGGAAGAATCGTAGGCCGAGATGCCTAGTTCCTTCATCTTGTCCGCTGCCTCCGCGGACGACGGCGTTAGGCGCTGAAGCATTGTCTTCATGGAAGTGCCGGCGTCGGAGCCGATGAGGCCAGCGGAAGCGAACGCGGCCAGACCGCCCGTAGTTTCCTCGATGGTCAACCCTGTCTGGTTAGCAACCAGGCCGGTCTGATTAAGAGCCATGCCCATGTCTTCGACGGAACCTTGGGCCTTGCCAGCGCCCGCCGCTAGGAGGTCCGATACGTGGACAGCAAGCTTGCCCTTGTCCTCGTAGTTCTTCCCGAAGATTGTCATCGCGGTTGCGGCAATCTCCGCGGCTTTCGCAACCTGCATTCCACCGGCCGCTGCCAAACTAAGCGCGCCACTGAGGCCGCCACCAAGAATGTCCTTGGTCGAGACGCCAGCCTTAGCAAGTTCATCAATCGCATGCGCGGCCTCCTTCGCGGAGAACGAGGTGTCCGCGCCAGCGTTGACGGCCGCCTCCCGCAACTGGTCAAGTTCGCCGCTTGTCGCGTGCGTACTCGCCTGGACTTCCGACATGGCCGAATCAAATTCCATATAGCTCTTGACCGCGAGAGCGAACCCAGCCAGAAGCGCCCCACCCATGACCATTGAGGCTTTGCCAACGCGATCGAAGTGCTGCTCATTCTCCCGAGCAAACGCAGCCGTGCGAGAACCGAAATCCTCGGCAGACTTCTGCGCCGTCTTCATCCCGGAGACGAAACCTGAAACCTTCGCCTCAAGGCTGATGCTAATTGACCGGTCTGCCATTTACGGGCCTCCTGTATTAATCGACTGGTCAACCCGCTAGACTCACGGCATGACAAAACAACTGGGGGAAAAGCAGCGACCGGGAACGCGCCTCATGGCAACCGGGATCGTTGTGCTTGTTCTTGGCTTCGCACTGCTACTCGTCAACCTGACCAACCCGGTAACGAACTACGTTTCAGGCGTTGGCATGGTCACGACAGCTAAACCGAGCATCGGCGCGATCATCCTGCCAATCGCCGGGATCATCCTCGCGGGCATCGGTTTCGCACGTCGCATACTCGCCGCCGTCGAGAAGTAACTAACCGTCCAGTAACGGGGCGATCATCAGTGCGTTACTGTGCGGCTGATCCCGGTAAGGCTCCATGGCAATGTCCCGCGCCGTCGTAGCATGGCACCGGATCGGCAGCCCGCCCTTGAACTTCATTTCGTTATCGGGCGACGTGCACACCGACATTGGCCCACCACACAGCGGGCACAACCCGGCACGGTAAGCCTGCAACGCAAGCATCACCGTCTGCTCAGCCTCATCCCACTCAACCTCAGGGCGGGACGAAACAAGCCGCCCCGCCCCGTCATACTCATACGTTGTCGCAGGCTCCCACCCATGGAACCGCTTCAACGAAATACCGAGAGAGTGCGCCGACTCTACGTCTGATCTGAGTCCTGGATCATCCTGAAGGCGCTGAGCGAAAAAGGGACCTCGTTCCGCCCCTTATTCACACGCAGCGTCGCCAACACGAAATCCTCGTATTGCGAATCCGTCATGTCATCAGCGAGCGCATCCCACTCAGCGGCGACATCAAAGTCCAGCGGTTCGCCGGCCTCGTTCTCAACCCCGGCGATACCCTTAGGAATTGCCACCGTCATCAACGCCTCAACGTTGAACCCGTAAGTCTTGTCCAGCGTGTTGTCCTCGCGGGGTGCGTGCGCCGCCACCAGATCATTCCAGTCAGCACGCTTCATTCCCCGGATGATGAACTCAACAGACGACGCCTTCATAGCGTCCTCAATGTCGTGGACCTTCTTCGCCAGGTCCTTCACCGGATCATTCAGGCGGGCGTCAGCGAGGGACCGAGAACGGGCCGCATTGAACTCAGCTTCCGCCGCCTCATGCTCCGCTTTCAGGTTGCCGTCAAGGCAGAACGCCACCCTTGTTTCAGGTCGCTTAATAACCAAAGCCATGATGTTTACTCCAAAGAAAAGTGAGCGGGACGAGTGGGACTTGACCTGTGCGCCCGCGGTCCCACAACACACGGGCGCACAGGGGTCAAACGGGTGAAGACTAGGCAACCGTCGAAACGGCGATCTTCACCTGGCCGGTCACGAAAAGCTTCTGCCCGGTCTTCAGGACCGAGTTAGCTTCCGGCGGCATGTCGTTGTACTCGCCCGCGGTGACCGGGTAAACAGTCACCTTCTGGCCAACAGCCAGAGCAGTCGAGTACGGGAGACCGGTACGGACAACAAGGAACTGCGTGGAACCCGGGATGAGGGTTTCCTTCGCCTTGTTGAACGTCGAGGCGTTCGGGGAGTTGGTGTTGTCGATGTACTCGACCTCCAGGCCACGCTGCGAACGGCCCTTCTGCTCATAAGTCTGAGTCGTGCAAAGACGCTCGTCATTGATGACCTGCTCAGACAGGGACGGCTTGTAACCGCCGCCAGTCAGGTAGCAGGAGATGTCAACGGCGCCGGCAACGTTCAGCTCAGTGAGCTTCGGAGCGGACGTGTCAGCAATGGCGGGTACCAGCTTGACGAGAACGTTACCGTCAGCCGGTGTCGATGGGATGTCAGCAGCCATTTAGCTTTCCTCTTTCTTGGACGCCCGAATGGGCTGAATGTTGTGTTTCGGGATGCGCGGCCGGTCCACCTCGGGGAACCGGTCACTCTTGACGGGGGTAAAGATGCCCTCACCGATCCGCCAGTCATCTGCCGGGACATCGAACTCGTGCCCGGATTCTTTGTCTTTCACTCTTACGAAAGCCACAAGGCCCTCCTTAGGTGGTTGGTGATCCGGTGAGGATCCAGTCGAAAGGCTGATACAAAGGGTGCTGCCCGTTGATCGTCACGTCGTTGTCAGGCAGTAGCGGCTGGTCATTGCTTACCGACTCGATAGCACCCAACACCCAGCCAGTAACCGCGGGACGCTTCCCCTCGAGGGAGTCCGTGAGCTTCTGCGCAATGATCCGCACAGACGCCCCAGTAAGCCCCACAACAGTCGTCCGCGACCGCAACACACGCGACTGCACGCTGCGGGCCATAGACCTGTCAGTGACAGTCGGGAAGTTCGTAGTCACGTACACGTAAGGGAAGGAAGGAGTCGCCGGAACCTGGTCCCTATAGACCGTCACACCAGTAATCAGGGACTCAAAGCCAGCGGCCAGAGCGTCACCATTCATAGCTGACCCGCCCACTTCTCCAGCAGGTCAGCTAGTGCGTTCTGGAACCTTGGCCCCTCAGACCTGAGAGGCTGCTCAATATCCAAGGTGCCACCACCGCGACTCGTGCCGAAGTAGGCGACGTTACCGATCCCGCCGCCACGCCGGCTCTTATCTGGCCCTATTTCATACCTGACCTTGCCGGGCAGATAGTGCGAGTCATACGAAATCGCACCAGCCATGCCTTTAAAGTGCTTAGACCAGGTGGCCGAATACGCCATTTCCTTCTTGATGTTCAGCGCGCCTTTTTGTGCCACGGCGTCAACCTCTTTCAAGGCGTCACCAGCAACATGCCCAAGGTTCGCCGCCAACTGCCGCAGTTCAGCGGTGCCGTCACTCACAGGACCTCCTTCACCGGGAGTCGGAACGCGGTGTCGAACGTGTCAGGAGTAAACCCGGATACCCGGTACACCTTGCCCACCGTGAACGAGTTCAACAGCGAATCAGTGATCTCGACCTCGTAACCGTCGTGGATCTCAGCAGCGTTCGCCGGGATGTGCACTTGCCTGGAAACGACGGTGAAGGTTGCGCCGCCAGCCTCCGGGGTAGACGTGGCCGAGTCCTTAGACTGGACCTTGCACTTACCCTCATAGACCGTTGTGCGCGTGTTCGTGACCTCGCCCGTGTCCGGATCCGTCACCACATCACCCGCAGACGTGATCCGGCAAGTATCCACCATCAACGCCTCAGCAGCTTGACGGCCGCGGAGAGTAGCCTCAACCGCGCTCATGCGGGCCTAATTTCAAAGGACCGCGTGGTCGTAGCCTCAGGCTTCACCCCAAGCCATCCAAGCTCCTGCTCCGAAACGT